TGACCCTGAGTTTAAAGAACGTGCCGAGAAGGCCCGCCTAGAGGGTAAGGGCATCAGGGCTGACTTGAAGGATATCAAGCAGATTGGCTTTGCTGACTTCTCGGAACAGTTCCTAGACACAAAACTCTTTGACCATCACCTTGATTGGATTGACCTAATCGAGGGCCGCGAACCCCGCTGGATTCACCCCTCTATGACCTATGAGCCAGGTGCTGCCAACCGTCTACTGATTAACGTACCTCCTGAGCACGCCAAGTCTACGGTCATCACAACCAACTATGTCGTTTACAAGATTGTAACAAATCCTAACGCTAGAGTCATTGTAGTATCTAAGACTCAAGGTATGGCCCGCAAGTTCCTTGGGGCTATTAAGACAAGATTGAGTCACCCAGCCTATACTAAGTTACAGGTGGCCTTTGGCCCTAGCGGTGGATACAAGGCTGATGCAACCCAATGGTCAGCCGATATGATTTATCTAGGCACAGGTCGAGACTCTGGAGAAAAAGACCCAACCGTCCAAGCACTTGGCTTTGGTTCTCAGATTTACGGAGCACGTGCCGACCTGATTATCCTAGATGACGTCGTTATGGGCGCTAACGCGCATGAGTGGGAAAAGCAGATTGAATGGCTTCAGAAGGAAGTTATCACTCGTCTAGGCCGTCACGGTAAATTGGTTATTGTAGGTACACGCGTTTCACCGATTGACCTCTATAAGATGATTCGTGACCCTGACCAATGGACTGGTGGCAAATCACCCTTTACTTATTTTGCTCAACCAGCCGTTTTAGAGTTTGATGAGAAACCAGCCAACTGGAAAACCCTCTGGCCTAAGACAACACAACAAGAGAACGAGATTGACGAGCCCGATAGTGATGGACTTTATCCGAAATGGGATGGACCCTCTCTTTTTACGCGCCGCTCTGAAGTGGCACCATCTGTCTGGGCTATGGTCTACCAGCAAGAGGACGTCCAAGAAGACTCCATTTTCCCGCCAACAGCAGTTTCAGGATGTGTTAACGGTATGCGAAAGCGCGGACCGCTTAAACCGCATGCTGCAGGACATCCAAAGCACATCGACGGAACATACACGGTAATTGGTTTTGACCCAGCCGTATCTGGTCGCTCTGCTTTCGTTGCTGTTACCTATAACCGTGGCGATGGAAAGATTTATGTTTTAGATTGTGTCAATATGGTGGACCCTACCCCTCAAAAGGAGCGGGCCCTTATTGAAGAATGGGTGGAGAAGTACCACCCTCAAGAGTTCAGAGTCGAAATCAACGCACATCAGAAGTACTATGCTATGGATGATGACCTGCGGAACTTCTTGGCTTCGTACGGTTGCCAGTTAAATTCGCACTTTACTGGTAAAAATAAGTGGGACGTATCTTTCGGTGTGGCTTCTATGGCCAGCCTCTTTGGTAGCATCCGCGATGGACGCTTTCAAGACAATAACTTAATAGAACTTCCAAGCAATGAGGGCTCTGAGGGACTAAAGTCTTTAACTCAGCAACTGATTACATGGAAACCAGATACAAAGAACCCAACAGACTGTGTAATGGCGCTATGGTTTGCCATTATCCGTATACGTGAACTGATGCAACAATCATCACGCGTTGGTCAGTACCAAACAAATAGATGGGCCACCCGCCATCAGATAGCACAACGTGGCTCTGTACAATTAGATGAAGCCTTTGCCTCTCAATGGGCAGAGCAATACGGATAGGAACTATCATGGCAGCGAAGTCAGCAGACGAAGCACGCAAGCAAAACACTTACAAGAAGCCTTCTGGCAAAAAGGTAACTGTACCTTCTCGCGCTATCAATAGCAAGCAAACACAAGCAGGCGAAGCAGCATTAGGTCGAGCACAAGATACTGGTAAGGGTCGTGGCCCACTTCGTGGTGTTGCTCGTCGCTCACGTGAAGGTATGGAATTCATGAGTGATGAAGCAATGAAGAAGAAGTACCCGTCACAAAATGTCAATGGTGCACGTGCCAGAGCACGTACCGAATCTAAAGTTGGCATGAGCGGAAAACTAACTCCAGCAAAAACCGTACCAGTAAAGGTACGTAAAGTTGGTGGAATTCGTGGCGTTGGTGGTGCTAATGTAAACTTTGGTGGCGGTATGAACTGGGAAACTAAGTAATGTCAATGTCACCTGAGGCACAACGTATCGTTGATGAACTGCGTGCCAGTAAGAATTGGCCTAAGGCTGACCCAAAACAATTAGCAAAGATACAATCACAAGCCCGTATCAAAGATATTCGTCGCATTAAAACAAGAGTAAGCCCTCTCAAGGGTGGTGGACTCGCTGGCCCAATCGGTGGCGGAGCGATGAACTGGGAAACTAAGTAAGGATTACAATGGCATTAACAATGGAACAGATTGCAGCGCGTGTTGATTCGCTGCGCTATCGCAATAGTGAGCGCGATGCTCGCAATCTTGACGTTCTTGCTGTCCGAAAGGGAAAGATTTCAGAAGTATATCCTGACTTCTTTCCAGATGGCGTTGATGCTAACGTAGTTGCTAACTTTATTGATATTGTAGCACGTGACTTATCTGAGGTTATGGCTCCACTTCCTGCAGTTAACTGCTCTGCAGCCAACCAAGTATCAGATAGAGCGCGTCAGTTTGCTGATAAGCGCACTCGTATCGCTTCAAATTATTTCCAGCATTCAGATTTAGCCGTTCATATGTACTCAGGTGCTGACTGGTACATTACATATGGTTTCGTCCCGTTCATTATTGAACTAGACGAAGAAGCAAAACTGCCACGTATCCGCATAGAAAATCCTATTGGGGCTTACCCAGAGTTTGACCGCTATGGACGTTGTGTGGCATTTGCAAAACGATACACGATGACACTAGGCGAACTGGTTTCACAATTTCCTGAGTACGAAGTACCTCTACTTGGTGGCTACGGCTACAAGCAAGACTTAAATCACCAGGTTGAACTGATTCGCTACTACGATAAAGACCAATCAATCATCTATATCCCATCAAAAAACAATCTAGTTCTTTCACAAGCAAGGAATCCGATTGGCAAAATGATGGTTGTTGTTGCACGTAAGCCATCTATTGATGGTGAATTACGTGGACAGTTTGATGATGTACTTGGAATTCAGTTACTTCGCAATCGTTTTGCATTACTTGCTATGGAAGCAGCAGAAAAATCTGTACAGGCTCCTATTGTTTTACCACAAGATGTACAAGAATTGCAACTTGGTGGAGATGCTGTTATCCGTACAGCCAATCCAGCAGGCGTACGTCGTGTAGAACTAACACTTCCACAAGGTGCATTCACAGAACAGCAACTACTTAATCAAGAACTTCGTGTTGGTGCACGTTACCCTGAGGGACGTACAGGTAATATCGATGCATCTATCGTTACAGGACAAGGTGTTCAGGCTCTTATGGGAGCCTTTGATACACAGGTTAAGTCAGCACAGGCAATCTTCGCAGCAACACTACGCGATGTTATTAGCCTTTGCTTCGAGATTGATGAGATAATCTTCCCTGAAGAAAAGACAATTCGTGGAGTAGATTCAGGTTCACCTTATGAAATTACATACAAGCCTTCCAAGGATATCAAGAATGACTACTCTGCGGATGTTCGTTATGGTATGCTTGCTGGTCTTAATCCAGCGCAAGGTCTTATCTTTATGCTTCAAGCACTTGGAGGAAAACTCATCAGCCGAGATATGGCTATGAGAGAACTTCCATTTACAGTAAATGTTACACAAGAATTAGAAAAGATTGAAATTGAGGATATGCGCTCTGCACTCCTTGGTTCACTTACAGCATACACCCAAGCAATTCCACAGATGGCGACTCAAGGCCAGGATGCTTCAGAGGTAGTGCGTAAGATTGCTGCTGTGATTAAGGCACGCCAAAAGGGACAGGCACTAGAGGATGCAATTGAAGCAACCTTTGCCCCACAGCAGCAGACAGTTCCTCCTGCTGGAGTACCACAAGCGGTCGAGCAACCGTCCCCTGCTCCCGAAGGCATTCCAGCAGGAGGCGCTACTCCTGCAGAAGCAGGTGGACAACCAGTACCAATGGAACAACAGCCACCAGCAAGTCTACAAAGTTTACTATCATCTCTTAGCGGACAAGGTTCTGCAAATGCAAGCGTAAGAACTATTACTCGACGATAGAATTAGGTGGGGACAATGACTACAATAATTGCTATTGAATATGATGATAGTTGTTTTATGGTTGCAGATAGCCAAACAACAGATGATAATGGATTTATCTATAACCATCCAGATGTAAAGAAACTAGCAGAACGTGGTTCATTTATCATTGGTGGTTCTGGCGAGGTTCTTCCATGTGATGTTGTACAACACATATGGGAACCACCAACACCAACTGCTAAAGATAGAAAAGACCTTTATCATTTTATGATTACAAAGGCAATGCCATCTCTTCGTAGATGTTTAACTGATAACGGTTACAACTTCGATGATACTAAAACAGAATCACGATTTCAGTTTTTAATGGCAGTCAATGGAGAAGTATTTGACATTGACCATGATTTATCAGTAAG